AGTTCTGTAATCTGTCTGAGGTGATTGTACGTGCGGATGATACAGTGCAGACACTCAAAGAGAAGGTACGCGTAGCGACCATCTTAGGAACCTTACAGGCCACCCTAACGGACTTCCGATACCTGCGTAACATCTGGAAGAAGAACACAGAGGAAGAAGCTCTTCTGGGTGTCTCCATGACGGGTATCATGGACTGTAAGCTTACCAATGGGTCTACTGGAGAAGCAGCCTTAGGCAAGCTCCTAAGCACTCTCAGGGGGGTTGCAGTTGAGACTAACAAACACTGGGCTGAAGCTCTGGGTATCAACCAGTCAGTAGCCATTACGTGCGTCAAGCCCTCTGGTACTGTCTCACAGTTGACTGACAGCGCCAGCGGTATTCACCCACGGTTCAGTGAGTATTACATTAGGACTGTTAGAGCTGACAAGAAAGATCCTCTGGCTACCGCCATGATTGAGGCTGGCTTTTCTCATGAAGAGGACGTAATGAACAACTCTAACTGGGTATTTGCATTCCCCCAGAAGGCTCCTGATAAGGCAGTCACTGTGGAAAGCATGGGGGCTATGGAGCAGCTAAGGCTCTGGAAGACCTATCAAGACCATTGGTGTGAGCATAAGCCCTCCATGACCTGCTACTACAATGACGACAACTTCTTTGCTGTCTGTCAGTGGATCTGGGAGAACTTTGATTCTGTCAGTGGTATTAGCTTCTTACCTGAAGCAGAGCATGTGTACAAGCAAGCTCCATATCAGAAGATAGACAAAGTAACATATCAGAAATTGCTTAAGGAAATGCCTAAACAGTTTGAATGGGACATTGAGGAGACTGAAGATAATACTGAAGGGATGCAGACATTAGCTTGTGTAGCTGGAGTCTGCGAGATATAAACTTAGGGGGCGCAATGCCCCCTTTTGTTTATTGTGCTTTTCTTTTTTCTACAGCAGCAATTAAAGACTTATAAACTTTAGGGTTTAATCTTTGTAACTCAGATAGTTTTCCAGACTTAGAAAGGTTTTGATATGCTTTTATTTTCCTTTGGTCTGTTTGGGACATAAGAATATCCATCTGAGTATAAGTGCCTTCTTCAGCACCCATAGCTCCAGAATCTCCAACACCCGCTAACCTGCTTATTGTCTTTTCTACTGGTTTTTTACCCATCAGATTAGCTAAAGATTGTTGCAAACCTGTCTGGCCTACTAAAGCTCTTTGTGCTGATTGAGTGCCTAATCCAGAAGCTACAACAGATCCTGTTAGTGGTGCTGTAACACCCCCCCACAAACCTAAAGCAGACGTATAGAAAATCTTTATAAGCGCAGAATCTTCAGAAGATTTTTTAAGAGAATCAAGTTCTTCTGTAAAACTTTTTAATTCTGCAAGCCTTTGGTTGGTTGAAGCAAGTTCTGTTTCTATTTCAGCAGTACGCTCGGCATTATAAACTTTAGTTTTTTGTTGTTTTTCTAAATCTTTTATTCTATCTTCTAAGTCTTTCTTAGTGGAAAGGTTGTTTTTCTTACTGTTTCTTTCCATGTTTCTAATAGCTTCTTCTGAAAGCTCACTAATAGTCTCGTCTTGTTTAATGTTTAAATCTCTTAACTCTTCAGCTTCTCTTTGAAAGACTCCTCTTTTTTCTTGAGCATCTTTTGAAAAAAGCTTTTTAAGTGTACCTAAATAGTCATCAGCAGTAAATGCTCCACTTTTCTTAGTAGATTGAAGAACGCTTTCCCTTAAAGCTAAGTTTGTTTTCCAGCGTTGCTTTTCAGCCTTAAAAGCTTCAAAGGCAGTCCCCGACAATTGCGATTCAATCCTGTCGTTAAGAACATCTATTAGTCTTTTTATTTGATAACCTTGAGCAGCACCAGCACCTTGATCTGGATACATGTTACCAATTCTTCCTAATTCTGAACGCATACTTGAAAGCTCTTCACCAGAAATCCAACCATTTCTGTTTGTTTTTCTTTCTAAAAAAGAAGCAATAAAAGTAGCAACGTCTTCCCCCCCGTTGAGCTTAGGACTTAAAGCAGAAAGCTCAGTATTAATAAGATCCTCTAACTCTTTACTGATCTGTTCTTTATTAATTCTAAAGCTTCTATTTTTCAACATCCCAAATACAGAATCTGCGCTCCAAGCCTCGTTAATTAAACGCTGTCTAATTTGAGGGTCTGCTGCGTTTTTAATTTCTTCTACTATTTCTTTGGGAGCGTTTACAGGAATAGAATCTATAGCTAAATTAACTCTAAAAGCTGCGTTTGCAAGATTTACTGCGGAATCGCTTTCTTTAGCGGCATCGGTTTTTATTTTTAATTTAACATCAGATATATTAAAAGACTCTTCTAAGTCTTCAGCTTTAGCTTCAGCTTTTAACTGAGAAACTTTCTGTTCCACAACAGTGCTATTTTTAGCTTGTGATAGTTTAGCTTTTGCTACGTTAATCGCTTGTTCTGTTTTTACACCTTCTTTAGCAAGTTCTTGGTCTGCTCTTACACTAACCTGTTTAGCTTGGCTTTCTAAAAGACTATCACTTCCAAAGGCTTTATTTAAAACTTTATTGTACGTCCAACCTAAAGTTTTTTCATAAGTTCCTGCTGCTCTTTCTTTTAAAGCTATTGAAAGAGGAATAAAATCTTCTTTTTGACCTATTTGTTGTGCAATCCTGTTTTTAGAAACTCCATTAAGAACATAGTTTAAACCCGTCATCATTGGAAGACCAAAAACTACGCCCATCCCAGCGCCCGTAACCCCTGCTCCAACTAAATCAGAACCTTGCTCTGCATAACCTATCCCAGCTAAACCGCCTTCAGCAGCTAACAAAGGAGCATAAGGCGCTGCTTGTTTACCTGCTTGTAATAAACCACCCGCTACTGTAGGAGTAGCAGCTATTGAAGCTTCTAGCGCTGTTGCAGGAGCTGGTGTTAAAGCAGCTCTTTGTAAAGCACTTTGTAATCCTCTTTGCTGGATAGCCTGTACAGCGGGTTGCACAGCCCTTGTAGATGATAAGGTTTTTCCAGCCGATTGTAACCCTTTAAAAGCAGCGGTTCCAGAACCTACTGCCCCTACTACATTTAAACCCAAAGCTAAACCAAAGTTATCATCAGCCCATTTAGCTTGCTGAGTTTCTAACTCTTTTACCATCCCCCGCCTAACTTCCAAATAAGATTTATCTTCTACAAGTTCTGGCTGTAAAAGCTGAACCATTCCAGCAGAAATACTTGCTCCTATCTCATCACTAAAACCATAGAAAAACCCATCAAGAATAGCTCTTGAAGCCATCATTGGGTCTTCTAACCAGTTTTCTTTAGAAGAAGCTTCTTCGTTCAGTTCAGACAATAAAACAGGGTCTGTAACAGACTCGTAAGAAAACTGTCTTTCTATGGAGGGAGTGTTTTTTTCAGACTCATAAAGCCCCCTAAGTTCTTCTAACAACGCGGGATCTGTAACTTTATCCATTATATTTTACCTTTAAAGATTTAAACTTAAAACTTAATCCAGTTTTTACCACCATCTGTAGTTACATACCTATTACCGTCACCTGCTACTTTTGTATAATTTTTATACTGTGAGTCTTCCCAATTAATGTCTGGCATTTCGCCTGCACTTAATTTTAAAACATTATCATAGTGCCTTTTAATGTCTTCTAAAGTATTAGAAAGATCTACTAAGTTAGCAGGATTTAAAGTTGCAATCTTGCTTTGCAAGGCTTGAAGTTCTATATTAGAAACAGCCCCTAAACCTGTAGAACCTGTAGAAGATGCAGCCTTTAGTTCTTTAATTGTGTCCAAACCTAAACTAGCTTTAATAGATTCAACAGTATCTTTTAAAGTAACATATTCTGGAAAAACTGAAGCTATAAAAGGAGAATTAGGATCTTGAGCAAGGCGGGCAGTATATGAGTTATATGCACCTATATCCCCTTTAGAGTTTATAATGTCCATTGCTTTATCTATTTTAGCTATTTGATTATCTCTTTCAACCATAAAAGAAAGTTGAGCCTGTGAGGCCACACTGGCTGCTTGTATTTGTTCAGCTTCAGATCTAGTATCAGCTCTCCACAGTTCAGCACCAGTAGCTTCATTAAGACCTATAAACCCACTTCCTGAGGGTTTAATAGTTACTTTAGGTATTGCTCCTTTAGGTCTTTCAGTAATACCTAAACTTTTAATGTCTGTTCCTGTCTCTTTATTAACAAGCCATCTTTCCGTAATACCATCAGGCTTTACACGATCTACTGTTAAAGTTTCTACGCCCTTAGGTGCAACAGCTTTAATTTCTTCTTCTTGTAACTTTGCTACTTGTCCTTGCAAAGCATAAGCATCAGCTCCCCTTACGGCTGCTAGTCTTAATAAATTACTAGCTTGTTTAGCTATCTGAGGAGTTGTAGATCCTTGCAAGTCTGAAAGTTGATCCATTACAACTTGTGCAGAAGTGCTTTTAATCTGTAAGTCAGCTTGTTGTTGAGCCGCTTTTTCTACCCTAGCTTGCTCAATACCCCTAAGCTGCCTAATCTTATCAACAGCCTCCATCTGAGCTTGAGGTCTTAACGTAGGAAGTTGAGCTTCCAACATAGCAATCATACGACCTTCAGGAGACGCAAACTGTTGCTTACCAGCTTCAGCCATAGCTGCCCCAGCACGTTCTTCGCCAGTCTGCATGGAGCTTGAATCAAACCCCACATTACCAAACAAGTTACCCAGACTACGGGCTAGGGGGTCTGAAGTTCCCATTTGCTTATAAGGCGTTGCAGTTTCTAACTTACGAGCTGGACTTGCGGGGTCTTGCCTGCCAAAGTTTCTAATACCTTCAAATAAACTTTCTGAATATTTAGCCATTATCTATCCTCCCCATAAATCCGATATTTTAAAATCTTCGCCCGTTAAGTCTGGGAATTGCCCTGTTAGACTATCTATAAAAGCCTGATTAGGACTTGCCGAACCGCCACCGCCCAAGCCACTTAGTATCTGGCCCAACAAGCCTTTCCCGCTTTGATCTTTAGACCCTGCAAACTGAGCCAGAGAACTAAACATACTTCTCTCAAGTTCAGCGGATCTTTGTTGTGCTTCTAATTGAGCTTGAATACCACTTAGCTCTGCTTCACCGTACAGATTAGCACCAGCTCGCTGACCTAAGCCTGCGATTTGAGACAAGTTAGTACCAAGACCTAAAGAATTCATAAGCTGTGCATCTGGAGCATAACCAGCGGACATCATACCAGCTAAGTTTTGTAAGTCCATACCCTGTAACTGTCTGGGTGTTGAGCTTGCGGCTGTACCCATACCAAACATACCGGAGGTTAAACCCTGTAAACCAGAGGCTCTCTGAAGTGCTTGTTGTTGTTCAGCACCCGACTGCTGCATAGCCATAAGGGACGCTTGGTTTTGACCCTCTGCTTGAGCTTTAGCCATAGCTAATTGCTCTGGAGTACCTCCGTACTGCGCTGTAGAAACGCCCAGCCTTCCCTGAGAAGACAAACGATTCTCTAAGGCTAAACGCTGTCTTTCTTCCTCAGGGGACTGTAAGGCTCTTAGCTGCCCATATACTTGCTGCTCTCTAGCTCCTCTGTCCATGCTACCAGCGTCTAAAGATGCTTGTTGAGCTTGGGACATAAGACCACCAACGCCACCATAGGCTTGATTAGCAAGCTCTGCGTACCTTGGGTCATAAGCTGCTGTAGCTTGTCCAGCTAACTGTCCAGAACCTCCAAATAAAGTGTTTTGTAAAGCTTGTTGCTGTGGGGACAAAGTAGTTGTGAAACCACCCGTAGGGGTAGTGGTTGCTCCCCCAACACCAGTAGTCACCGTGAAGGGTTTAAACCCCGTTTGTGTTAAACCTTCCTGAGCAACACCACTTGCAGCGTTGGCTGCGTTTAGTCCCATAGATTCTAAATCTGTTTGGGCCTTTCGCATGCCTGCTACAGTAAGTCCCGTTGAAAATAAATCATCGTACCAAGCCATTAGTAAGTACCTCCAGTAATTGTACCCGCAGTCAACGTACCGCTTACATCAAGCGTTGGTATCGTAACTGTACCTGTAAAAGTTGGGCTTGCTGAGTTAGCTTTTGATGCCACGGCTGTAACTAGGGCATCAAATTCAGTGTCAAAGTCAGTCCCCTTAATAATCTTCGCTGCATTACCTGTAGGAAGAGTATCTTTAGCTGTAAAGTTTGTAGTCTTTGTATAATTGCTCATTAGATCATCCTACCTATTAAAGCTTGAATATTAAGTTCTTGCAAAGATAACGCATTTTGATTAATAGTAGCGTCTACACCTATAGTCACTACCGTCCCTGATCCCGTTGTTTTAGTCTTTGGCCTGTCCACAATAATAGACGCACTGTATTCTGAAGTAGAGACATTATATTCATTTTCATTGTAATACGCAGTCTTACTACCAGAGTTAATTTCAACAATCTGCTTAGTATAAGCTTGACTGTAATCATAACCCCAGTTTACAACTGCCTGTGCGCCCTGACCACCAATAAACGTAATGATAATTTCTTTGAGTATTTTAAGTCTTGCACTGTCCCCAAAGGAAAGAGGATTGCTAAAATAGCTCATGTCGTAAGGTAATTCATAGTCCTGATAGTTACTGTAAGTAGCAACACCATAAGTATTACCTACGTACAGCAAGCCGTCCTGAGTCCTCTCAAACGCTCTCAGGGTCGTGTCAGACCATGTAGTAACCCTGTGCGCCCCGTCCTCTAAAGCAGTCCTCATATCAAAGCAGTAGACGTACTTGGAGTCGCTAAAGGACAATAAGTAGAAAGCTTCCTCTGGGCTGTAAATAGAGCGTATGGGACTATTAACCTGTGCTGCATTAATTTTCAATAAATCATTACGAACATTCTTGCTAATGTCTCTGACGGGCATTGACTTTTCTTGAACAGTTCTACCAAAGCTTCGTAAGCCTTCACTGGACATAAAGATTAAGTCAGTACCTGTGGGCTGTACAGTATCTCTACCTATGCAACCTACGTTGGCTATAGTATCGGTTAGAGACATTGTAGACGGCTCTTCGGCTCCTTGATAAACAACAATGGAGTTTTTACCAAAGACAATTAAAAAGCCATTGTGAGCGGCTAAGGCTACGATTTCATCAAGCCCGTTAGGCCATACTTTGCTAATGTTAATGGAGCCTGTGGAGCCTCCTGACCAGCCTGAACCATTTAAAAGATCAGACCAATAGATTGTTGACTTATCCGTTGAGAAGTCGGCTACCCAGAGTCTACCAAAGGCTGCTAAGACTTCGTTGCCCTGTGGTGGTGTACCTGTAGCATGGGCGTGTACAGACATTTTCTCAACAATGCCAGTATGTGCTGAATATATTAAAGGCTCATATCCTATCTGGAACATATATAGATGGTCGTTAAAGTTTACCATCTTCCAGTTGTTAGCTGTAATAGTATAAGCTGCTGGGGTTACATCAGTCAGCGTAGTTGTGCCTGTGAATATCTTATTGTTACCTGCCGATAGGATTACATTTGTACCCGTAGGGTTAATGTACTCTTTAATACACTCAAGGCCATTACTACCGTCTATAGGAGTTGTGCTGGAAGTAATAGCAGTAAAACCTTTACGAGAGCCTATACGCCCGTACTGGTCAATAATACAGTTATCCGCAATGGACGCATAGGAAGCATCCAAACTAAGCGGAGAGTCCTGTGTGTTTAAACCTCTAAACGCAGGGGCTGCAATTGTTATGTTTTGTCTGTCTAAAGCCATTGCTTAAACCGCCCTGTAGATAGTTTCTTCGGGGTGTTTGTATGCGTCCAAGGCAATTGCATCGGACAAGTAACTTTCAGCAAATCCTAACATTTCACCTGCTGACCTACCGCCAGTTTCCCCACGTTCTCTTGAGGCTAATGCCAATGCTAAGTGTAGTACGGGCATGTGTGGGATTTCAAGCCTGTCAGTGTCATTAACTAAATCTGGATTACGTTGAACACAGTTTACTCGTATTGTGTAAACAGCATTGGGAATAGGATAAAGATCAACCTGAGTGTCTCCGTTAGTGTCTACACCGTTAAAGTTGTAGAACGTAGGGCTTGACTTAGGGGGTGTTTCAACTAAAAAAGCATTGTCCATCCAATGTGTATCTTTATAAGTCATAAACCCACTGGACGTAGCGTTAATTACGTCAATAATTTTAATCCTATTACCACTACCTACAAGCACGTAATTAAAAATGTCTGCCGTTGTAGTAATTGTAAGGGTAGTTCGTAAAGCAGACCAATCCCAAGCGTCTTCAGCCGTTCTCTTAGCGTCATTAATAAAATCACCAATAAGAGCTGAATAAGGATTTTGATTAACGGAGCCTACCTGATCTTCTCTGAGTCTGCGCAGGACTCCGTTTACTAATTCTAAATATGTCATTTCAAATTCCTAAGAGGATTGTAGTCTATAAAATCAAACAACTTAATTGTTTCTAAGCCTAAAGGGTTATAGCCTAAGTCAATAGGTTTAAAGGGTTCTAAGTTATTTAGAGCGGATGTGCCACCGGACAACATACCACCACCACCGCCTAAACCACTGCCACCACCATCACCATCACCGTTTCCGTCACCATCTCCATCGCCATCCCCAGCGCCATCTCCAGTTCCTGTGCCTGTCCCAGTTCCGTCACCGTCACCAGATCCGTCTCCGTCTCCACTACCACCACCGTCTCCTGTGCCAGTATCATCGCCACCACCAGCTTTACCGCCAGCACCTGTGTCTACACCGTCTCCGTCAGTACCAGCGCCACCTCCGTCTACAGTGCCTCCTGTGTCGCCAGTGTCACCTGAACCCCCCGTGTCACCGCCATCAGCAGCACTACCTGAGTCAATTGTAGTATTGTCCACGTCTGGGTCTTTAGGGGCAGGATCGTTATTATCTAAAGTACCGTCATTATCATCGTCAATGTCTAAGTTATCATCAAAACCATCATTGTCTGTGTCTAAATTTACTACTTCTTCGACAACCTCTGTAGTGCCTGTAGTGCCTGTAGTGCCTGTAGTGCCTGTAGTGCCTGTAGTGCCTGTAGTGCCTGTAGTGCCTGTAGTGCCTGTAGTGCCTGTAGTATCTATATCTTCAGGGGCTGTTGATGTTTTAGTAGTATTATCTAGAATAATGTCAATAAGATCACCAGAGTCTGTAGACAATATATCAACAATTGATGTTTCTTCTTCAGCAGCTTCTGTGTCTGCTGTAGTTTCTC